TAATAACTGATGGCTCTCAAGGTGGCGGTACTGACCCTTTATTCATTGGTAATGCACAAATACAAGTATCATCTGATGAAAGAATAAAGAAAGATATTGTTGATACAGCTATCAATGCAACAGAAAAACTCAAGCAAGTAAGAGTAGTAGATTTCACATGGAATGACCCGAAAGACCAATCATATAATAATAAAAACGCTAGAGGGCAATGGACAGGTGCGATAGCGCAAGAACTAATATCTGTTTTTCCACACATAATAAACGCACCTAGAGATAAAGAAACACTAGAAGTTGATAACGATTCTGATCGTAAATGGATGGTAGAATATGAAAATTTAGTGCCAGTATTAATTAAAGCAATCCAAGAATTAGAAGCAAGAATAAAAACACTAGAGGACGCATAATTTTTTACAATTAAGGAGTAATTGATATGACCGAAGGAAAGAAGAAAATAGAAACAGTAACATTTGATGATAAAACATACGCAATTGATGATTTAACCCCACGGGCTATAGATGGGTTTAATACTTTAGTAAAATTACAAACAGAGATTGCGGAGCAGTCTTACCAACTAAAGAAGACTCAAGCAGCTCAGTTTTATATATCAAGTGAAATTAAATCCTTCATAGCTGAAGATAAAATAAAAGAGTTACAAGATGGCGGAACCAACCCAACTACGTAGGTTAGAAAAAATTGAGGACAAGTTAGATAAACTAACTGAAGCCATTGTATCTATAGCTAGAATAGAAGAACGAGTTGCGACTGTATTAAAGCAAAATGACCGTTTTTTTGTTAGATTGGATAAGCTAGAGTCTCGTTTAGATGAGGTAGAAACTAAAACAGCTAGGTATCAAAATAGTTTAGCCTTTACAGAACGATTTGTTTGGACTTTAATTACTGCAGGGGTAGGTGTAGTAGCCTATTACACACGTTTTTAGGAGATATATATGGCAAAGTTAGGATTTTTAAAAAATATTATAGGGGCAGTAGCACCTACGCTTGGGTCTGCATTAGCTGGACCAATGGGAAACATGGCAGGAGATGTTGTTGCTAAAGTACTAGGTTGTGACAATAGCCCAAAAGCTATAGAGAAAGCAGTACAAAATGCTACTCCAGAGCAAATGCTAGAGCTTAAAAAAGCTGAAAAAGAGTTTGAAGTGCAAATGGCTGAATTAGAAGTAGATATATTTGAGCTCGAAACTAAAGATATCCAAGACGCAAGATCAAAGTTTTCTAAAGATTGGACCTCTAGAATTATGGGCTTAACTGTAGTGGGTGGGTTTATGGGTTACATATTTCTAATCACCGTCCAACCTCCAGAGCAGAACAGTGAAGCATTGATCAACTTAGTCCTGGGATACCTTGGAGGGCTTGCAAGTGCTATTATTTCTTTTTACTTTGGTGCAAGTAATACTGGAAATAAAGATGAATAGAGAAAAACTAATAGAGGAATTAAAACGCGATGAAGGAGTTGTGCTTTTACCTTACGAATGCAGCGCTGGGTTTTTAACTCTGGGTTGTGGGCGAAATATTGAGGAACGTGGTATTACTGATGAAGAATCTGATTTCTTACTTAGTAATGACATCGACATTTGTGTAGCAGAATTAAAAAATACTTTTTCTTGGTTTAAAAACTTAACTGATGCTAGAAAACGAGTAATGATTAATATGTGTTTTAATTTAGGATTATCCAGATTGCTAGGGTTTAAAAAATTTCTAGCAGCTATGGAAGTAGCAAATTGGGAAGAAGCTGGAGTGCAAATGTTAGATTCAAAATGGAGTAGACAAGTTGGACCTAGAAGCACACGATTACGAGACTTATTACTGGAAGGTTAATGTACTATAAACTAATTACATTTAAAGGTATTGCCCCACAAATTTCACCTCGTTTACTTGCGGATAATATTGCACAGACCGCTCAAGATGTAGTGTTAGATAGTGGTAGATTAGTGCCTATTACTGACAACAGTACTACAGTTACTCTAAATGCTGCAGGTAGAACTTCTATTTATAAATACACTTTTGGTGGGAGTGATTACTGGTTTGAATTTGCTAATGATGTAAATGCACAGCCTGCCCCAATACCTGATGATGCTAATGCACGTTTATATTGGTCAGGTGACACCTTTCCTAAAATGGGAAGTTCTACAGAATTAATTGCTAGTGGATCGGGAGCGTACCCACGTAGTTTTTACAGGCTAGGTATACCTGCTCCTGAAAATACTATAACTACAAGTATAGCCTCCGGATCAGATGACGGCACTCAAACGCAATACAGTACTTCATATATCTATACTTTCGTTTCAGGGTTTGGTGAAGAAGGACCGCCGTCCGCTGCTTCTACCGTGTTTAGTAAAGTAGATGCACAAACCGTAACTGTAGCCAATATGAGCACAAGTGCAGGTAGTGGTACTAGTAGAAGTAATACAAACATAACCCATAAAAATATATATCGTTCTAACACAGGTTCTAATACAACTGCTTTTCAGTTTGTGGCACAAGTGGCGTTAAATGCTGCTAGTTATACTGACTCTACTACTAATGCTAATCTAGCTGAGCTTATACCTTCTACATATTGGATTGCTCCACCTGATGAGAACAGTTCTTTGTATCCCAACGGACAAATGTTGGGTTTAACGGCTATGCCAAATGGTATTTTTGCAGGTTTTTCAGGTAAACGTTTATGTTTTTCTGAGCCTTACTTACCGCACGCTTGGCCCGTAACGTACCGTATTACCCTAGACGAAGAAATTGTGTCTATTGCAATGGCAGGTAATGGGTTATTTGTAGGTACAAAAGGCACACCGTACGTAGTTATAGGTACTGATCCGCAGTCTATGAGTGCGATAAGAATTGAAGCCGCGCAGGCGTGTCTTAATAAACGGTCCATGGTCGATATGGGACCTTACGTTTTGTATGCAGGCGCAGACGGGTTGGTTGCTGCGACAGGTACTGACGTACAAGTTGTAACGGAGGGTATTATTTCTCCAGCTCAATGGCGTGCAGATTATTATCCAAGTTCATTACAAGGGTTCCTGTGGGAGGGACGTTATGTAGGGCTGTACACAAGTGGCAGTAACTACGGGGGTTTCATATTTGATAACCGAACCGGGGATCGTCAAATTACTACTTTGACTCAAACTGCATCTACTAATGCTTCAGGTGGTTTTACTGATCCTGATGATAACGAACTGTATTTAATTATTGACCCTAGTAGTGGTAATGGAGTAGTTAAAAAGTTTCAGGGTGGTACTACTAATCAAACTTTTATTTGGAAAACTAAAGAGTTTGTACCACCACGTCCTGCAGCAATGTCGTTTGTAAAGGTAGATGCAGAAGCATGGCCTGTAGTTATTAAAGTATTTGGAGATGGGACTCTTATCTACCACGCTACTATAGCCGCGTCTGGTAGTGTCTACACAGTTACAGGTAGTACTCCTAGTTTCAGTGCGGTAACAATACGTGAACCTGTAGTTAGATTACCAAGCGGCACACATAGAACATATGCAATGCAAATAGAATCAGCTAAAATAGTTAATGAAGTATGTATTGCGGAGTCTATTCAAGAAATAAGGGCGTTGTAAATGGCTACTAGTAAAACTCAAGTCCCTTCAATACCAGCACCACCAAAGAATGAACGCGAAGCTACTGCTTTTTATAGCTCAGTAAAAGAAGCACTTGAAGTACGTCTTGGGCGTAGAGGGGATCCTAAAGATAGAGCTGTTACTTTACGTGAACTTATAGATTCTGGTTTAGCAGAAGAACTTTTAGATAACCCATTCGATCCTAATGCAGGAGTAGGAGTTACAGATTTTCAAGCCCCTCCTGTCTTTACTGATGCAACTATACCACCTACGCCAACTGGACTATCGGCATCTGCGGGTAAAACTAAAATTATTGTTAGTTGGAACAATCCACAAATATCTAACTTAGCACATACTGAAGTATGGCGCTCAAGCGACAGCAGTTTGGGCAACGCAGTACGGCACGATACTACTGAAACAATTGTTTGGGCAGATAGTGTAGATCCTGCAGAACAATTTTATTATTGGGTTAGACACGTAACTACTTCTGGTGTTTTTAGTGCGTTTGCAGGTTCGGTAAATGCGACTACATTACAACTTGTTGGAGCTCAACTTGCAGATAATATTATTACTAATGCTAAATTAGTAAATGACACTATAACAAACGCTAAAATTGCAACCGGAACTATAGGCACAACAGAAATTGCAGATGATGCTATTACTACAGCTAAAATTATAACAAACGCAGTAACAGCTGACTCTATTGCAAGTGGAACAATTGTTGCAGCTAATATAGCAGGTGGTACCATTACTGCTTCAAAAATTGAGTCTGGAACTATTACTGCTACACAAATTGATGGTAATACAATAACAGCAGATAAAATCCAAAATGGTACTTTAACTTCTGATTCAGGTGTGTTTGGGGAGATAAGTGCAGCAAATATAACTACTGGTACACTTAATGGTACAAACGTTACTGTAACAAATTTAAGTGCGGGTAATATAACTTCTGGCAATTTAAGCGTAGATAGAATAGTAGCAGGCTCACTTAATCTTGCGGGTAAGTCAGTATCAGGTTCAGTAGGAACTACAGCTTCATCTAATAGTATTCTTGATAGTGCAATTCCAGATGATACAAATGTGCATAATTATTTAAGCACTTATTGGTCAAGTAGTCCGTTTCATGCTTCTGGTAGCACTTATGTGCATATACCAACTGACTCAGGGGGTAATAAAGCTCAGGTAGCATGGACAACACCCAATTGGACTGCTGCATCAAGTTCTAGTACAACAAAACAATTTATTATAACTGCCTCTTTAAACGCAACAGGACAGTTGTATGGGGACGGTCGTGCAGAAAATTTAACTGCTATAGCGGTTAGACAAACATCAAGTGCTACTGGATATCAATCTTCTACAGCAAGTGATTTTATATTATCAAAATCAATAGTAAAAGCAGCTGGTGATCATGTTCTCGGTACTGTTGTAATAAGCCATAAATTAAACCTTTTGCCAAATACAACATATTACGCTTGGTTGTTTCATGGTATTAGTGATTACGGTCCAACAGGAAGTAGTAATGGCGGAGTATCAGATGCAATTATAACAGTACAAGGATTAGGAGTATAATATGGTACAACGAACATCAGACGAAATATCTAGTATGACTATATGGACAGTTGTAAAAGATAGACGGTATGGTTTATTAATTGCTTCTGATTGGACACAGTCAGCAGACTCGCCACTAAGTGACACAAAAAAAGCAGAATGGGCTACATATAGACAAAAATTAAGAGATATACCCGCAACCTATGACGGTGAAACAGACTTAACTAAAATTGTTTTTCCCACTCCACCGGAATAAAAGGTACAATAAAATTATGAAAATGCCAGGAATGAAATTAAAGAAAAGTAAAGTGTCTAAGCGGCAAGGTAAAGCTATTGATAAGCTACCTCAAACTAAACAAGCGTATATAAAACGCCGTATTTTAATGGGTGACACCTTGAGACAAGCTAAAAAAAGAGCTAAAGGTCTTAACGCCTAGTAGCTAATGCAAGACGTTTTACAATTAGTTAGTGAGCTTGGGCTACCAGTAGCTGGGGGTCTTATTATGGCTTACTTTATTTTTCTTGTAATGAAACAGCTTATGGATGGTCTTGTAGGTGAAATCCAGACAGTACAAGCTATCTCTAAAATGCTTATTACTAGAGCTTCTACTATGAACAACGATATGATTAGAATAGATACTAGCGTTAGTAGTGCACTAGGTTTATCACCTGATTTAGAACGGATAGCTAGAGCTGAAAATTTTGTAGAGGATGGGCGTATAGATGCAAGACGAGATTAATTTAGCCCCAATAGGTGATGCAGAAGCAGTAGTTGACGGATTGTTTGGTCTGATATACCTATACCCGTCTGATTATTTTGTTGTATTTGGCTCTCTGAGCTTGTTTGCTATTTATGGTTTATCAATCTATGCAGGGATAAAGTACATACAAAAGAAATTTAAATAATGGACATTGTGCAAATAATTTCCGAGTTTGGTTTTCCTGTAGTAATGGTCGTAGGGTTAGGGTATTTTGTATACTTTGTTTGGCAGACAATTACCAACAAAATTGATCCGGCTGTGCAAGAAATGAAGGTAACTATTATAAGATTAACTGATCAATTAAGGTTACTAGATCAAGATATGATAAGATTACAACAAAAAGTAAATACAGTACTAGAACTAAAAGAAGAAAATAGGTTAAAGGATGATGAAGAAATTTTGTAGTGTTGTAGTGTTAATACTAAGTAGTTTAGTACATGCAGATGAACTATTGTTTAAATTTAAAAGTCCTAGCTTTTCAGGAATAAATTCTTCTTCACATTACTTAACAATTGAAAACCAAGAAAATACTAGGCGCGGCACAATTAAACAAGAACGTGAAGCTGAGTTAGATGCTATAGAACGTGAAGAAAACAACTCAACTTTAGCTAGGTTTATGAGAAATTTTGAATCTAGGGTGTATGCACAGTTAAGCAGACAATTGGTAGAACAACTTTTTGGAGAAAACCCAAGCACGGAGGGTAAATTAGAATTAGAGGGTAATTTAATAGAGTATGTAGTAGCAGAAGAGACTGTTACACTTACAATTACGGACGAAAATAATGGTCAAACTACTATTACTATTCCTGTGGGGGACTTTACTTTCTAGTTGTGCGTCTAGAAATTTACTAGAAGGAAGTGGTATCCCTAATGTAATAATAAAAGATGCCTCTGTTCTGTCGTTACAATCAGAAGAATTAAGGGATATACTTCCAGCAAAGCGTAAACCTGTAATTGCTATTTATGCTAATAGCTTGCAAGACTTAACAGGCCAACGTAAAAGTAATGGTAGCTTTGCTATGTTTTCTACTGCTATTACACAAGCTCCCGAAGCATTTTTAATTCGTGCGTTAAAACATACTGCGAGCGGAAAATTTTTTAAAGTTACAGAAAGAGTTGGTTTAGATTCACTTACAAAAGAACGCCAGCTAATTCGCAGCACACGTGATAATTTTGATGAAGAAAGTAAATTAAAGCCTTTATTATTAGCGGGTTTGTTAATGCAAGGAGGAGTAATAGGCTATGATTCTAATACTTTTTCAGGAGGAGCAGGAGCTCGAATGTTAGGTATAGGAAGTTCAAAACAATATAGATCTGACTCAGTTAGTGTATCATTAAGATTGGTCAGTGTGTCTACAGGAGAAGTACTACTAGAAGTTCTTACTTCAAAAAGTATTTTATCCGTTAGTCTTTCACAAGATGTGTTTAGATTTGTAGACATAAATGGTGCTAGTTTAATTGAAATGGAGGGAGGTATTACTGCAAACGAAAGCACCTCAATAGCTTTACAAAAAGCAATCGAAGCAGGAGTATTAGAAATGGTAAAAATAGGTATTAGAAAGGGGTATTGGGAATATGAATAAAATTACTTGGTTGTTTATGTATACAACTACTTTAGCATATTTGTGTAGTGTGTACAGTTACGCAGCAGATAACGAAATATATGTAGACCAAGTAGGCACAACTACGGTTAATATAGACCTTGAACAATTAGGAAGTGGGAACATTATAGGGGGTTTATTAGCGGCAGCTGGTTCTATGACGGCGCTTGATCTTGATGGAACCTCAATGACTTTAGATATAAATCAAATTGGAGACACTAATAAATTCCTGGGGGATATGTATGCAGATACATACACTGGTTACTTTAACTTTGATGGTGATACCAACACGTTCACATCTAAAATGGATCCGACCAATGCGTTTGGCGCAGATGGTTCAAATGTTAATGTGCAAGTGACGGGAAATACTAATGCTATGACTCTTGATTTAGCAACAACTGCTTTAGCTAGTAGTACAGACCTTGATTGGACTATTAACGGAGCGAGTAATACAATTGACGTAGACATTGATGTAGATACAGCAACTCATTTTTTAGACATAGATGGGAGCAGTAATAATATAAATACAGATATGGACGGGTACGCAAACGGTTATTTTTATTTAGATCATACAGGGAACTCAAGGACATTTACAATTGATCAAGCAAGTACACAAGCTAGAGATTGGGTGCGTATTACTTCTAATGGTAACAATGGTACAGTTTGTGTTAACCAAAACGACCAGGGCACAAGTGTCGCTTGCTGAAGATATAGGAAGTATTACACAATTAAACGGTAATACTAGAGTAGTTAGAGACAAACCCTACGAAAGTGCAATCGACTTTTCGCTTAATTCTATGGACCGTTTAGAAACGGCTGCAGGTAGAATGGGTGTAACATTTCGAGACAACACTACGATACGTTTGACTGAAAACTCAAACGTGGTTATTGATTCTTTTATCTTTGATCCAGAACCAAATAAATCAAGTATGGCTCTTAATTTTGTAAAAGGAACTGGGAGGTTTATTAGTTCTAAAACAAAACGTATACCAAAAGAAAATATTAAAATACGTACACATGCAGCCACCGTAGGGATTAGGGGTACGGACTTTACAATAACTGTAAAAGAAACAGGCGAAGCTCTTATAATTTTACTGCCAGATGAGTTTGGTAATAGTTCAGGAGAGATTTCTGTAACCACGGCCCTCGGTCAAGCAATATTAAATAAACCCTACGAAAGCACAACTGTATATAATTTTGAAACCGCACCTACTACACCTGCTGTACTTAATTTAACGCTGGATATGATTGACAATATGTTGATTATTAATCCCCCTGAAACAAAAGAATTAGAAGTTAATGAAGATAAATCAGTAGCAGATAATTTACTTGATGTAGACTTTCTTGAGTTTGATGAATTAGAACAAGATGCTCTAGAAGAAGATAACTTAGAGTATCAAGAGTTAGATATAGACTATTTAGCGGGTAATTTTTTAGAAGATTTGCTTGATGTTATACAAGAGATTGATGCTTTATCTAAGGCTGATAAAGCTTTAGGAGAGAGTGGTATACAAGGGACTGCAATAGGATACGATGCTGAAACACAGATTAGTACTTTTGTTAACGATACCGAAGCAAAGTTTATAAGACAAATAGAGGACTCAGTACAAATGCAAGTTAATAAAAACGATTCTGTATCTATTGTTATTGAACAAGAAGGTAAGGTAAACAGAGTTTTAAATAATGGAGGAACTTCCTCTCGTATTACAATAAGACAAGGCAGCTAACATGGCACGTAATTATCAAAATGAATATAGAAAATATCAAGGCACTACAGAACAGAAAAAAAGAAGAGCAATGCGTAATGCAGCTAGAAGAAATGCAATACGTAACGGCACGGCCCGGAAAGGAGATGGTAAGGACGTACATCATGTAGATGGTAATCCTATGAACAACTCGCCGAGAAATACTAGAGTAGTATCAGCAAGTAGCAATCGTTCTTTTAAACGCGACCGTTATGGACGAAAAGCTTAAGCGAACTTTTTTGCTTTTTGTTTAGCTCGTTTAGACAGATCTTTATAATGGTATAGTTTTACACTTGTTTTAGTATGGCTTTTATTGCTATGTAAATCACCATTAGGCATTTTATGAGAACTACCTTTGTGTAAAGTGCCGTCTCTTTTATAATGTTTAACACCTTTCATTACTTCCCCTTATTTGTTGTTACAGGCGTAAATAAACCTTCTTTAATAAGTTTATCTCTATTAATCATGTGTGATTCTTCAATATCAGCTTTATTTTGACCGTGATACGCGACTGCTAAGTTTTTGTCTACTAGTGTTTGGTTTATGTTTAACCCATCTGTTACTAAAGTACCAAGCACACGTCCGAACTTACCTTTAGAATCTTTTAAATGTGTTTGTATTACACAAGATTCTGCAGCGTTAACGTGTTGTACAATAAAGTTTTTAGCCATTAAACCTCTAGCTTTTTCATCTTTATTTCTAGTACGTGATTCCGGGGTGTCGATTGCGTACAACCTTACCCTGGCCTTATGTAGTATAGAAAAACCTAAATCTAAAATTACATCAACTGTATCGCCATCAATAATTTTAACTACTTCACATTTGTATTCATACATAGAGGTTCCTTTATTTACACTTAGTTTGATCCTCTATCTTATCAGTAATTAATCTATTTAAATAGAACTGAGCTTTACGTAAATCTTCTAATTTATTTTTATGTGGATATCTCCATAAATATTTAATTACATTACCGCGCAGCCAGCCTTCAAACTGTTCTGTAGATAGAGCAGCTTTAATTGCGTCAATACATTCTATGCTGCTGGAGCTTGTGTAATGTACAGGTTTATTTACAGGATCATTATTCTGTGTCATTTTTTGTTCCTAAACAATGTTGTTCTATGAATAAAATGTAGTCTACTAAGGGCAAAGATTCTGTATTAAATCTTTCTTTAGTGCAAGAGTTAACATTTTTAAAATCCTGAGTTAACCAAAAGTCATCTTTGCAACCAGCTAATACATATGTATGTACATTATGTTTAAGTTGTTTTGTCAGCCAAAGTTCTTGTTGATCACTTAGTTGAAATCCCATTCTAGAAGTGTCTTTTTTAGGGGGCTTATGTTTATATTTATATTCTACAAAACAATGCCCAGCGGGCCCACTGTAGTATGTATCTGCTACTCCGCCATGGTAGCTGTCGTTTATTTTCCAACGATAAATTTTACAAGATAAAACTCTATGCACTCTGTTAATGAGTTGACGTTCATTCACGACTCTAAGAGTAACATATAAGTATATAAATTATATGTTTATTTCTATTTAAAATGTTCGTGGAAGTTTGTACACGAAGATGTTACAACAATAGGAGAAAAAATAACACCTCCGTGTACGCACTAAAAAAACTATTTACTAGAGTTTGTTACACCTTCGTAGATAGCTTTGGCTTTTTCATAGTCTTCGTCATGAACCCATCCTTGATTCTCAACAGAAAGATTATGAAACTTTTGAGCAGCACGGTTTTGTGTAGAGACGGATGTTATCTTCCACATGGAAGAAAAACGATCTCCACCCAACTGTTGGATTTGTGTATTCCATTCGCGTGATACTCTTAACTTAGATGAAGCAAAATCCATTAAGAATGGACTTACATCTAAAGCTCCGGTCTTTTCATTCTTACGAAGTAAAAGATGAGACTGAGTCTGTATGACTTCATAGTCTTCAGGAGATCCATCTAAGGTAGCAATCTTTTCAGTTGCTTCTTGCGCAGTACCTACTGTGCCAACTAAACCACCACCTTTCTCACGTTTACGCCAAATAACAAAGTCTTCAGTAAAATGTACGTTAATAACGTATATCTCTTTGAATAGTTCATTTGTTACAGTGTTTAACAAAGCACCGGGTTTGGCACCTGTAACGTACGCATCGTGACTTTCATCCACTTCATTGTTCATTTGTTGCAACAATTTGATCCGTGGGACTTGAATATGGTCAGTAGTAACATTTTCATTACCAAGACCAGCCGCTTTTGAAACGTGTGCAGGGACTTTAGTAGAGACTAAAGATACCGCTGTTTCTTTTGCGGGTGTAGCTATAGCTTGTTCAGACATTTCATCGTCCTTTTTTCATGGTTATTGTTTAGACCTGAAGTTTATTCGGGTCAGTTCTGTTGCTTTGACACCAGGAACGTCTAAGTTCATGGTTCGCAGCTCTCTATAAGCAGTAGCCGACATGCGTTTTTGTAACAACTCAAACTGTCCAGTATCACGGACATGGCGTTGTACAGCCTCCCAGTCTTCTACCGTAGGCACAATTTCTTTTTTCAAAGATACTGTACATACCTCATTGCCGACTCGATCTACACCTTGTTGGTCTAGCTTAGTCATTAATGTTGCTTCTAGTGCTCGTTGATGTTTTTTAAGTTTGTTTTCTAGTTCTTGAAAACCCTTAATCTCCACTCTAGTACTGTGAAGTTCATCTAGTAAATCATTTATATTTTTATCTTCTAACATTACGCTGCCTCCTGTGCGTATAGCTTAGTTAATACATGCAGTAAATTTTCCATTTTGCCTAATTTACCATTTAGTTTTTCATACACTTGCTCTTCCCAGGTATCACGTGCTGTAACTAATATAGTTTCTGTTTTCTTAGTTTGACCGGCACGATGAATACGTCTGTTGAATTGCTGGAAATGTTCTGCATTGTAAGTTGGACTACACCAAATACAGGCTGTAGCTTTAGTTAAGGTCAACCCATGACTCGCAGATTGTGGATGAGCTAGTAAGACTTGTAATTGACCAGCTTGAAAACGTTGTACTATATCTTTACGTTTGTGTGCAGGAGTTTCACCGTCTATAACAGCATAAGATATTTTCTTTTTATCAGCGAGCGCGATCAACGCATCACGTTCGTGTTTCCAATTGAATGCTACAATGCTGTGTTTACGACTAGCAACTAGATCTATAACTATGTCGTGTCGCTGCTGGTGGAAGTATTGTACGTTACCTTCTTCGTCATAAACTCCTCCAGAGACGAGTTGTAATAACTTTTTAACCCTGGCCCCGGCATGGACTGCATTAATAGTGCCCATTTTAGTGTACAACACCGATGAGTCTTGTAAAGTTTTGTACATCTTTTGTACAGCTGGAGTTAGACTAGTATACAAAGTACGAACGATATTATCTGGTAGATCAATACAGTCTTCTAAAGCGTGACGTATAGTAATGTCACTTAACATTTGTGCTACTGTTTCTTCTATACCAGGTTTATCTATCCATTCATTAGCAAAGCCATTGAACTTAGAAGTACAAACTTGATTCCTAAAGGAATAATAACGAACGCCTAAACGTTCGCCATCATCTACACATAAGGCAGGATGCCATAAGTCTAATATAGTATTAGTATTAGGAGTACCAGACATAAAGATCCTACGATCAAAATGTCCGACCAAAGTTTTGAGATTTTTAGAACGCTTTGCGTCTTTGTTCTTAAACGCTGTAAATTCATCCACAACCAAAGTGTCAAATCTTTCAAGATACTTAGGATTTTTCTTGAGAAAATTGACAGCCTCAAAGTTAGTGATGACCATATCGTACTTTGAATTTTCAAATATTTTTTTGCGATTTTTAGCATAAGCTACCCCACAATTAATTGTTGGTTGAAATTTAACTATGTCATCTACCCATGCTGCTTCGAGTATAGATAACGGAGCCAGGACTAATGTAACACATTTGTTTTTTACATGAGCATCTAAAACTGAACGAGTCTTCCCTGTACCAGGGTCTGAGGTAATTAAACAGCGTAAATTATTAGTTATGAAATCAGTTGTGTCAGTTTGATGCGCATACGGCGGTGGGATTGAAGTCATTTATTTATACCTTGTATTTATTATTTATTATTTGTAACTGTATTTAAGATTTAATTATACCTTAAAATAGCTCGTTTACAACCTAGGTGAGCTAAGCCTAGTATCTCGTGTAGCGTTGTTTATTTAATACCGTGTTGGCAATGTGGATATTCTCCATTTTTATACGAACACCATCGACAATTTGTTTTAGATGGATTCGGCATAAATTGCATTGCAGTTGTCATATCTACGGCCCGTTTATGTAATGTAGGCATAAACACCATAGCTTCATCACGAGTATAAGCCTGTTTAGTTATTTCACCATGATCTAAATACCATAGTTCTGTTTGTGCGTGTTGCAACTCAGGGAATTTAAAAAAACTACCGATTGCATAAGTTAAAGCTTGCTGTGCATGGCTTATCTCATTACCAAACATTTTACCTGTTTTGTAATCAATAACGCGAGCTGAAGTAGGTGAGTCGTGCAAGATAGCATCTAGTTTTATACGTGCCCAAACATCTTTTGCCATCCAACCACAAGGGGACCAATCAATTGTAAACCCCCATTCTCCTTCTAGTTCTGTTTTATCTAACTCATACATGTCACGTAAGTGTGCAAACTCACTTGTAAATTTGTTTAACTCAACAGGTAGTTCTTTTAACTTACCACTGACATAGTCTTCTGCAAGCTGGTGGATTACAGTACCACGAGCTGCAGCAGGACCAAAGTCTTCTTGTATGCGTTTAACTTTAGCTATATAAGAACGATAAGCACAGGTTTCAAATGTTTTGAGGGTCGAGTGCGACCAAGCTGGAATAAGTCCTAGCTCCTCTGGAGTCTCGGGTTGGATTACTTTATCCAAATCCGGACGCTTGTTTTGTACAAGCTCTACCATATTACTTAATGTGCAGTTTTCCTGTTTATAAGTTCCATATCTTTGGCATCAAAATGTTCTAACGCTAAAGACTCTTGTAGTTCTTCACTTAAGACCCAAGTCAAAAAGACTCCTCGAGGGGCAGAACGATTTTCACCTTCACCCATTCTCTTACGAGTAGTTTGTATATTTAATCTACTCATGGCTTTTGTAAAGTCCCGTACTGATAATGTTTTACGATTATCTGTTAATACATCATACACTAATTTGAAGTGTTGCATAGGGATAACCATTTCTTGTCCTACTGAAGCTACCCAGTTTTTAAGATATCGTTGTGCTGTACTTATGCCACCAGCGTCAAAAGTGTTTGTAAGTGGGATATCTAAAATCTCAATAAAGTATTCTAAGTTGTTTAATTTAATAGCATTTGCAAATTCTTCTAATACCGACATTGAAACTAACTTCATGTTTTTCTTAGCATCGTTGTCTAACGCAGTGTGAGCCATGCGTTCATCAACTTTAAAGTTTTTTAACAGTCCAGAAAATGTATACAATTCTTTTTCTAATGTGTCTAACTTTGTAAGCAATTCAGGCATAGTTTTATCTAGCTTACGTTCTTGCCTGGGAGCTACGTTGTAACGTCTGTCTCCATCTTCTATTTTAACTGCATCCGCTCGGTTTGTTAGAAAAATAAAATTACAATAACTAGGCAGTTCAACTTGATTTGTGCGCATTGCACGTACTGTTAGAGTAGGTTCTGTAATCTGATGTTTAAGTTTATCTGCCATTCGTCCTATGTTTCCAGAGTCACCCATACGAAACTCATCTACTACTAAAAACAAAGCAGTACGCATGTATAAGTTATATTGCTCCTCTATGTTTTCTAAAGCTCGCATTGGAACTTGAGCTTCGCCGAATAAAGGCTTAAGTATTTTATGTACAAACAGGCCCTTACCAGTTCCAGGTACGCCCGTAAATATCCATGCCGTCATAGTCTTACGTTTGTTTTGGTATATATAAGCTAACCAATTTATAAAGTGTTCTACTTCGGTTGTACCATTTCCTAGAATTTGCTTTAAGAGTTTGTAAGTAAAAGGTATGTGATTTTCAAATACTTGAGTTTCACCATATTCTACTTCTGGCAACTCTGTAGCTGGCTTTAACATGTAAGGCGTTTTTCTAAATAGATTTACATAGTACGGAGCTTTGTCCATTTGCATACCTACATCTGAAGCAGGATTAAATACTACTTGTGCATCAGCTACAAAGTCCGGCATAGGACGATTGTGAGTACGCATAAAACCTTCTAAGGATCCTTTTTGCGTAGGCATTAAAGGAAAGTCATCAGTAAACTGTTCTTTGTTTTTATCAAAAATACCATTGTAAAAAGTATCTGTGTAGTAATCACGTAGAACTATTGGTCTAAGGTCTTTACCTCCTTCCATTTCTTTTGCAAAGACCTCGAAGATGCTTTTGTAAAAGTCTGGATCGGCTTTTTGTATTTCAAATACAGGCTCACCTTTAAAATTGTACATATAGTGAGGGTTGGTAAGAATAAAGTAATAGGCACCGCTATCTCCTCCATTAATATTACAGTTAACATAAGGCTCACTTACCCTACAGATTTCTATTGTCATCCGGTCTGGGTTTTGCAGAACCTCTTGAGATTCGCCTCCGATATTAACTGTTGTAATACGTTCGCGTTTCTTTGTAAGGCCTGCTCGTTTACGTAAGCCATCTTTTATTTGTACTCCTACGCTGTGAACTTTCTCTGGATTAACATCCTTAAGCAAATTGCTAAGGTCCACGGTCGGTTCACCACGAGTAATACATACAAATCTTTCACCAGCTATAGGGTCTTGTGCACCCCCTACAAATTTAGGTGGCGCGATATAAATAAGTTTAGAGTTATCTGCTAAGCTAACATCTAAAGGAAAAGCAATACTTTGTCCGTTAGCAGATAAGTTTAACTGATTAGCTAAAAAATCTATTTCATAGTTTAAAGTTCTAAACCATTCTTTTAATACTTTTGGATACACTGGATATTTAAGTAGAAAGAATAAATGCATTGATACTTTATTGCCTTTCATACCTAAAGAAGCAGACGCTTGTGCAATGTAACTAACATCTTGAAATTCAGCTGGCATGTAAGTAACAAACTGCTCAGCAATAGTTTGTATGTCAAAAGTATTTAAAGTGGACTTAGATGAAGCTATTGGAAACTCAACTCCATCTAAATCTAAAACCAATAAATTAGTTTGTGCTACACGATCCGTCATCATTGCACGAGATTCGTTTTTTAGTTTCTTTTTAAGTAATCCTTTATGTAACGCCGCACCTGTTTGTGCGTATTTAAGTAAAAGATTATAAAATTCAGTAAAACCTTCAGGTGTTTTATCAAAGTTATGATGATGTGAAGTAAAGTTTTTAGCTAATGGATAAGGCTTTTTGCCTTGTAGTGATATTTCTTTTATTAATTTTTGTTTCGCTTTGAGGAAGACGACTTCCATAATGCAACTCCCCTTGTATTATTTAATTTTTTTTGTCATATAGTTCTTTACGGTCTATTTTTATGTCAGAGTCAGCTTCAAAAGCCAACTTGACTTGTTTATTTCCCAATGAAGTTATAACTATTTTGCAGAATATTTCATCTGGCTTACCGTCTTTATAAAGAACAATAGACTCGTGTTTTTTACGTGTAAGTATTAAATTGCTCATTATTTGTCATAGACCTTACTGTATCCCCCTTCGGCATCTAACGGTAGTTCTTGACACCAATGAGGGGGTATTTTCATTATAGACATAATTTGATTTAATATCGAGTCCATATTTTTATCAGGACCAATGCATATAATTTCATCGTGTACAGTTAATACAATATCAACCTCTGGTACTTGTTCTTTTATGTTAAGTAGTTGATCTGTAATAACAATACGAGATAATGCTTGCACTACATTTTCACATACACGTGGACCATGAGTGCGTATCGGAGCCCGTCCTACACGTTGTGTATATAAGAAATCACCAATATGATAATTTAAATGCGGATACTTTAAGAACATTCTATTTGGCAGCTCAAGTGCGTTGTTTGAAATAGTTATGGGTCCAAAACGATTACCATATTGAGCTCTATCCATCATGCCATATAAGAACTGTTTACATACATTCCATAAACCCGGTATGTTTGGATACATAGTTCGATAAGCAGTAACAATAGACAAAGCTGTTTCGTCTGTTACATCTACTGAAGGGGACCCATTACGTAGTGTATCTTGGAATCTATCTTTACCCATACCATAACCAAGGCCTAAGATATCTGTTTTACCAACATAACGTTCTAGTTTATTAGCTTTGGTAATGGGGCGGTTATATATTTCTGAAGCAAATTCAGAATACACATCTCTACCTGCAGCAAACGATTGTAGTAATCCTTCTTCTTTAGCTAACCATGCAAGCATTCTAGCTTCTATATTGGATAAGTCAGATACATACACTAATTTACCAGGGGGAGCTTGTAATGCAGTACGTAGTTTAGAGCCCCGTGGAAGGTTTTGTAAGTTAATTTTTTCTGAACCTCCAAAGCGCCCAGTGTGAGCTGCATAGTAACGTAATGGCACTGAAAAAGTACCATCTTTATTAACTGAAGTTAAAAAGCGTTCGGCACGAGTTTCTTCTATACGTGACTTTACAGCTTCTCTAGCATCCCAAACGTGCTTGTACTGAGGATAAAGGGCCTGCATTTGTATGTAACCTCCATCAGATTTACTAAATGCTGGAATCATTTCACCGGTGCGTGGGCTTTTCTTAGTGGGTACAGTAATACCCAGGGACTCAATGTGCGCTGCAAACTTAGGTTGAGAAGCTAATGTTTCACGATCAGTACCACTAGCTGCTATTTTTTGTGCTGTTTCTGTTGCTATTTGTTCTTTGTGAGCGATTAAAAGTTCACGGTCGAGCACTAGTTTAGGTTCAACAAACATACGGACTGTAATATCTATAAGATCAAGTTCACTAGTAGGGAAGTTTTTAACCATCTTGTGGAAAATTGCATTAGTAAGATCTACGTCTTGTATACAATAACCGGCTATTACTTTTTCTAATTCAGGATCTAAGTCACGTATACCTTTAGCAGTAACTAATTCATCTCCTTTACGCATTGTTTTATCATCTGGAAATAAACGTTTACATACATCTTTTAGGCTGGCAGATTCGTTTGGGTACAAACCACGACTCATCGCAGCTGTATCGTAATAGTATGCAGGTTTTACTTTATGTATCTGGGTCATAATGTAAGCATCAAACAAAGTGTTATGGCAGACTAAAGCTGTGTCATCCCAAGGTATTTGTTCAAACATATGTGGTATATCGTCTGGTGAAATCCATTCTGTGGGTTCGTCATTCCATTTTATACCTACACCCCACACGGCAAACTGATCATCGTTTACATATGCAGCAGTAGACATTTTAGTAAGAGAAAAACCTACGTCATAGAATGTTTCGTAATCTAAGACTAGTATATTCATGTTGTTTTCTTCTTTTTTGTGAGTGTTAACCAATGAGCATAATCACCCTTCTTTGCTCGCTCCCAACCGATTTTCTTACTATGAATCATGTTGAAAGCCGTACTAAGGGGGACGTATTTAAATTCTATATATTCTGCTTGGTCATCTGCAAAAGCGAATGGTAGCTTTGTGTTACGTTTAACGTAAACATATTTTGCCATAAATACTCCTTATTTAGGCTTGACATTTAGTGTAAATGCCTTATGTTAAAAATAGTAACATAATTTTTAATTTTAAACATAGGTATATATAACATGGCTACAATAGCAAATTTAACAAAAAGCGGTAACGTTGAAGGTAATCAAGCATATAAACATTTTCCTTCAGGCGGTATGTTCGTGCGTAAAGCAACAATTACAACTGGCACTTTAGTTCTAAACGATGTAATACAGTGTCTTGACATGTTTGCAGGTGAAACACTACATGGCATTCGTATGGCAGTAACTGATATTGATACTGGTGGTTCTCCAGCAGTTGTACTTGATGTAGGTTATGGTAACAGTGATTCTGCTACTGCATCTACATCTGACGATATTGTTGATGGTTCAACTATTGGTCAAGCAGGTGGATTCGTTATAGCTAACGTATTCTCTGCAGACGAAGATGCTGGTACAGCATTTGCTGCAGGTCCATTAGACTTTTCGGCTGATGATACAATTGATGTTCACGTACAAGTAGCTCCTGCTACAAGTGCAGCTGGAACAATTACAATGTATGCGTACATAACTTAAAAAGTTCTCCCGGCTCTGTTTAATCAGAGATTAGAAAGGCGGCTAGAGATAGTCGTCTTTTTTTTATGTATTGTTAAAATCAGGAAACCCATAAAATTTCCTTGGTCCTTCTGGCACTAAGTCCCATTCAGTTTTAGAGATTTTTTTACCATTGTAGTAATATAT